CTCTGCTTTTGTTGTTGTTCTCTATGCTTGTAGTATTTAGCCCAACTTTTTAGTTCAAGAACGCTGACATGATTCATTACCCATTCTACACTGTGACCCATCTGTTCTGCTAGAAAAAACAACAGCTGAACATCAGCGTCTCTGATTAGTTTCCCAGGTCAGCGTCCGTAAACGCATCATCATTACCATTGATGATACTAACAATTCTCACAATGACTTCTGGATCTACTTCACGCATGAGTATTTCCCTGTCACCTTGCTTGAACATACGCTTGCCGTCTTCTGTGTAACAACGCACACACACTGTTTCAATTAGTGCTTCTGTTAGTTTGCCTTTTGCGTGTAGTTCCATTACTTTTGATTGTTGTGCAAAGTTTGCACTTGGTTTGAAGTAAATGGTTTCATCCCACTCTTCAACATATATTGATTTCATACCACCAGCCAGTGATGATTTGTAATGTTCTTTTGCTTTGTCTAATACGCTCATTATCTTTTCCTTGTTTTACGCAATGCTTCCATAACTATACCTCTAGGAGCTTGTGTTGAGGTAAAGCCTTTTGGACTCTGTCCATCTAGCACGCCAATGTATTCTGCTTTGTTGCGGGCAATTGGTATTGGTTTACCTCTGCCTATGTCATTACCGTTGTATATATTACGCCAGTTGTTTCTAGCAAAACCTGTATCAATTGGAGTTGAGGTTTTTAGGTTTTGCAAATATTCTTTGGAAAAACCACGCAAGTCACGGTCAATTTCTCTTTTGAGTGCTGCCATTGTCTTGCGTGATCTACTCATTTTTTAGCTTGCATCATTTGTGTCTACAGTTAATGATCCTGAACCTGTAAATGTGATTGAATAACGTGCAATGTCATCAAATGACGTGCCTGTTTCAACACTTGAAATCAATACTGTGCCTGTTAATTTAACATCAGCACTTGAAGTATCATCAACAAAGAATGTTGCTGTTACTGCTGTGCCTGTTTTTAGGTTTGTATTGAAATCATAAAAGTCACTGTCACCATCTTCTGTTACCAATGCTTCACATGAACCTTCAAAACTTTCTAGTCCTTTTGAAAATGTTCTTGCGCCCTGTCCAAGACTTGTTGTTTCAAGCATTTCTGCATTGTGTGTTACACTCCAGTTTTGAACTTGAGCTACACTTGATCCACCAATTGATAATGATCCAGCTGATCCGTGGTATACTGCCATAGTTTCTTACCTCTCTAGCTTATTTTATAATGGTGTGTAACTGTGAACACCATTCTAACGCTTGCATATGGGGCTGATTCCCCCACTTGCATACTCTCCACTCCTGTGAGAGCAATATGTGTTGCTGTATTATTTACCGTGCGGTCTTTCAGCAACTGATTCTCTACTGCTTCAACAACTAGGTTGCGTTGTGTGTCACGCTGTTTGCCTCCTATGATAACAACAACATTAACCAACATTATACCACGGCGTGTAGATTTTACGCCAAGTGTAACATCTTCAATGTCTTCATCTGTTGTCTCAATATAACATGCAGGAAATGCAGTTTTGGGCAACTCATCTGGAACAATTGGATCACGCTCAACTTTGCCAAGTTTCACAGTATTCATGGCTTTGAGTTGTGATGCAATTTCTGCAACAATACTTTCTCTACTCATCTGACTAGTCTGTCCTGTTTGTATTCATGAACTTCACTTTCTTGCACTGTGCCATCTGCGTTTTTGTCATACTGTATACCCAACGCAAACTGTAGATCCATTTCTTCATGAAAACGTTCTTTCCAAAATTCAATCTGTTCACGGAACGGATCTCCTTCTGGACGGAATGTTGAAAGTTTTGGAAGTAGGTGTGCGTATAATGCACGGTATACTGTAGCAACTGTCCACTGTGATTCAGTTAGCAGTGATTTAGCATAATCAGCTCTGTTATGGTTGTTGTTGAACCATTTAACTTGAACTTGATTGGCTACATCTGTTTCAGCACGGCTCAATTCTGCTGTCCAATCATCAACACCTTGGTCAAACACTTCTGGTGCGTAATTGATTAAGTCATTGTTTGTTGCAAATGCCATTGTTGTCTCCTAGAGTTATGTATGGGGGATAGTTCCCCCATACTGTTGTGCTATTATACGTTGATTAGTCTAACTGCACGGGCTGCGTCAATAAGAGCTGGTTTTGCGTGTAGACTTGCTACAACATCATTACCAACAGCTGCTGCACGGCGTGATACTTCTACGTCAACATTCTTCTGCATTGCAATTCTCATTGCGTCTTTGCCAAAGATGTAACCAGCTTTTGATACGTCTGTTCCAATGTATGAACTTTGGAAGAACATAACTCCGCCAATCATACCAAGTGCGCCTGAGCGTAATGCTTGACCTTGGAATGACTCTGAACCAGCAAATGAGTTTGTGCCAATTTCTTTTAACACAACTGCTGTTTGTGCTGGTGTTAGAACACCAAACAGTTCACCCATCTCACCGTTTGCACGGATTTGAGCTGCTGAGTCAACTATGGCATCAATTGATAGTGGAATACAATCTTCTGTTGATGCAGTTGCTGAGTCTAGTGCTGCGTATACAGCGGTATCAAATGCTTTTGAAACACTGTTACCTAATACTCTGCCAATTTCTGATGGATCTATGTTACCTAGATCACGCACAACTGAACGTGCCGCATATACGTCACATGTGATTGTGTTTTTTGTGTCTGCTGCATGAACTGCATCTAGGTCTGCACCTGTGCTTGCTTCTGAGCTGATTGTTGTAGCAGTTACGGCTGCTAGTTCTGGAACCTGTAGAACACCGTTTGGTGCATTTACTACGGGAATTAGTTCACCACCTAAGAATAGTGATGTTTCTTGTGCAGCGTATATTGTTGCTGCTTTCACAGGCACTACAAGAGCGTCTGCGTTAATTACTGATGTGTATGCTTCATTTGCCATCTGTAAATACCTTTCAAGTTAAAGTTTGCCTTCCTGTTTGAGCTTTTTGTAAAGTGCTCTATGTTCAGGATTAAGCATGTCAAGTGAGTTAAGGTCTACTACTGTAGATTTAGATTCACCTGTGTTGCTAGTGCTACCAGTTCCGCTAGGTCCTGCTGCACGGAAGTAAGAATTGCTTGACAAGAACTCATCAACCAAACCATCAACAGTCAAAGGGTCACCTTCATCTGTGTAACGGGGATTGCCTGTGTCATCTACAATATTGATTGTTCCATCACTTTGTAGTTTCACACTGTCCTTTAACAATTTAGCAACCTGTTGTGGTGCAAGTGCTTTGGCTTTTGATGCTGCGTCAATTAAACTACCATCAACTTTGATACGCTCCAATTCTGTGCGTAGGGCAGAAATCTCTGTCCCATATTTGTCTTTGGTTTTCTTAAGCACACCGTCAAAGTCTTGCTTTTTAATAAGTTGCTCCTCTTCCATTGAATCTTTGAATGTGCGTAAACTTGCAAGTTCATCAGTGTCAACTTCTGAGTATTTCTTAGTTACTTGTGCAACACGCTTGGCCACAATATCATTCAATTGTGATTGCGTGAACACTTTCTCTTCAACCTGGGTATTTTCATTTCCAGATTCATTAGCCCCAGTGTCTAATGAATCAGTTTCAACTATGTTTTCTGTCATATCAGTTTCCTTTGGGTTAGGGGTAGTCCCGTATACTATTATTTATGCCTTGTTATTCATCATCCTCAACTGGCACCCAGAAGTGCCTGCAGTTGTATCCGCCTCTTACTACAAACGGATCACCACTTTCTTTTCCTGTCCATCCTGAAGTCCACAAGTCATTTATTTCATCTTCTGTGTAGGTGTTGCCTGTGTGTTCTGCACACCATTCTCTGGTCTCTGCAATTACACCACCTGTGTATCTCCAACGTTTGATGCCTTCACGCTTGGCTTTGCCTGCTGTGTAAGCACCATCAAACTTCATTACAGTGTCTTGCACCTTTGTGTTTGTGAGGTCTCTAACACTTGCTGTAACATTTATGCCTGTGAGCCTGTCTTTGATAGCTCTTTTGGCACTGGCTATTTCTGCAGCATTTGCACCTTTTTTCTTCAACAGGCTGGTTATTTTTCTCTGTTCTCTACGCACAACAGCATCATCAGTTTCCATCATTATACCTGATATGCGTCCTCTTGCTGAATTTACCAACACGGCTGTGCCTGCACCTGCTGCACCTGCTAGAACTATTGTGCTCATAACATCTTCAACACCAGCATTTACAGTTTCTGATAAATCTCTGCTGGCTTGTTGCTGTAGTGCTTGAACTGCACGTTCATCTTCTACACTACCTACACCTGTTTCACTGCTGATGTTTGTGAGTGTGTTTGTTGTGTTGCCAACACTGCTGGCAAATTCATTGAATGCTTGTGTTATCTGTGGACGTAACTGCACAGGATCAACGCCCTGTGCTACTAGATCAGCTACTCTGTTTTCCAGTGACTTGACATTATCAAACACACCAAGTTCAATGTCTGTGATAGTGTCTTCAATTATTTTTGCATGTTTTTTAGGATCCATGTTTATTCACCCAAATGCACATAACCTTCTAAACCTAAACGCTTGTGATCTTCTTCAGTTTTTGCTTCTTGTTGATCACCTGTGTCTGGGTCATACATGATGTGTGGAACAAATTCCACAGGCTCTTCAATAGCTTCCATCAAGTTGTTGAGAACTTTTGTATCTTCAATCATCAATGCTGCCAATTGTTTGTCTAGTTCTTTTATGTATGTTGGATTTGTGTATCCTGCAGCCTTTGCACGTATAATCAAATCAAGTTCACTATACTTGTCACGGATATCAAAACTGTCATTGTATTTTACAGTAAACTCTTCTGGTGCTGAAACACCTTGCCAATCAAACCACAAGTGCCATAGTGCTATTTCTGTTTCACGCAGTGTATCTGATAAGTCTGATAGTTTAGCGTTCAACAGTTGGCGTTCTGTTTGTAGTGCTACACCTGATTGTGCAGTTTTTACACCTTGCACACTTGATGTATGTGTGCTTGACTGTATTGCTTCTTCCAGTTGTTTGATTGTTTTTAAGATTGAATCCACTGTGCTAGTGCCAGGAGTAAGTAGATATGGTTTCAAGTTTGGATCAGTTGCTTCATCCATGTTGATGATACCACCTGCACCTGCTGTTGCATCTGCACTCAATGTTTTTACCAGTGTTGGGTGTGAACTGATACGTATTGTTTGTTCAATCTCTGAATGCATGTTGTAGATGAATCTTTGTGAGTCTGCTACATCACTGAGCATACTAAAACCAATGCCACGCACTGGTGACTTCACAGGACAATGATTGATAAATGGAACAACACCCAATGGGTTTACATATTCAACATAATCAACTATCTGTTCTGCTTCACCAAATTCATTTTTACTTACTGTGTATTTTTCTACAGTGAGTTCACTCCACAATGTGTATACCATTGTTTCACTGTTTTCTGATTCTTTTACTTTTACATATTTTAGAATTGGCTTGCCTGCAATGTTGCGTTCATAATACCAATCCAATACGTTTTGTGGTGTATACATTGCAGCATATGCACGTATACCCATTTCTATTTCTTCTGCTTGTGTTTCTACTTTGTATGAACCTTTGTCTACCAGTAACCATACATTACCCATAACCATGGCCAAGTCATTTGCACTTTTTAAGAAACTGTCCATGTCTTGTCCTTCTTGGTCTGTGTCATTCATCCATTCATGCACCAATGGATTGTTTGCTAGTAGTCCAAGTTGTCTAGTAGGTGCTTCTCTGAATAAGAAACTACGGTAGATGTCCACTGTGCTTGCTACATGGTTGTCAAGCGGTGTTGACGTGAGGCGTTTGCCATAACTATCACCTTGTGTTGAGTCTTCCCCAATGTAGCGTGTTAGATAGTTACCAGCTCTGTATGTAGGTCCACCAATGTAGCTTCTATACATATACTGTGCTTGTTCAGCATGACCTTTGTATGAGTCATGTGTTGCCATTAGTTGTTCTAAATTTTTCATAAAACTGTTTCCTTATAAGGTTATGGGGCTAACAACAGTGATCAAATGTTGTCATAGTATTTATGCCTAATAATGTGCGTATCTCTGTGTGCCCATATTATGCACCACTTGTGGTCCTCTTATTGGATTAATCCAATGAACTAGATAACCAACAGCATCACTCATGTGATCTATTTTGCCATCTTTTTCAGGTATACGTGTTCCTTCTTTGTATACCTGCTGTGATAAACTTTTTATCACATTCTTACAATTTGGTGTTATGTGGAGACGCTGGAGTCCTTGCGCTGATTTTAGGTTTGCATTCACTGCTGCAATTCTATCCAACACAGGAGGGTTGTTGCCTTTTACTTTCAATTGAAAGTTACCATTACGCATTATCATATGGTCAGTTGTTCTGCTTGATGTTTTTCTTGCTTGTCCACTTGCATCTGGATATGCGTATATTCTGTTGTTGGGATAGCGTCTGCGTATCTCTTCTACCATTTCAAATGTGTTTGAACCATTGATAACTATTTCATCAAATATAGTAATCTGATCTTCCAGCACTACTGCAACACAAGCAACCAGTGGATCCACGTTGAAGTCCATGCCAATGTGTAGCAGTGTTCTATCTGATATCTCTGGTGCGTGAACTGTAACATTGCTTTTTGCATCCCATTTGTAGTATATCAAACCCGCATATGTTTCAAATGTTGCTAGATATTCTTGTCTAAATGATTTCTCATCAAGTTCTCTTTTAGCAGCTTCAACTTCTACACTGGGAACATTGCCACCATCCAGTGTTGTGTATTGAAATGATTCATAATCATCCAAGTGAGCTGCACTGTTGAACAAGTCATATATCCAGTTCATACCTCTGGGTGTGGTAATAAACAGAGCATGCCCCATCTTGTCACTTAGTGCTGGTCTACACACTTCTGTCCACATCCTTTGATCAATCATAGCTGCCTCATCCATTATGAGAAAGTCCATGCTTACACCACGCAAACTATCTGGATTGTCTGCACTCCGCAAAAATATTTTAGTATTGTTTACCAGTGTGATTGATAGATCACTTTCATTAATCTTCTTTGCCCAACGCTTGCTGGTTAGTTGTTGTTTCAAATCATCCCATATAATTTGTTTTGCTTGTCTGTATGTTGGAGCGCAATAATAAATTTTTCTGTTGGGGAAACGGGCAAACTTTGCAATCTCCCACATTGACAAGAATGTTTTGCCAAATCTTCTACCAGCAACACACACTCTCATGCGGGCATCACTTTCAAATATTTGTTTTTGTGGATCAGTTAGCGGCATACAACACTTCTGTGTGAGTGCTGTCTATGTAGTCTGCACCTTTTTGATACTTGCGTGTAACAGTTGTTTTGTGAACCATACCATTTACAATTCTGTATGTGATTAATTCTTGTTGTATCAAACCTTGTTGGGGTAAGTCTAGTTCATTCATCATGGTGTTCATGTGGGGTTTCCTTTGCATTTACATACAGCCCAAACCAGGCTGCTCCTGCACCAACTATTGCTGATACAAATCCTGCTTGTGCATTGTTGGGATCTGACAAACCCATAAACCAGTTGGTTACTTGTAAGAATACTATCATATACATCAGTATCAACAGTCTTGGAATCACTCTCCAACGGTTTAGTTGCTGTGGTTTCATATTTCTCCTGCACGTTGCATTTTGCTTATCTTGTCTTCTGCCCAACCTAGTGCAGTTTCACCGCCCCAACCCAAATATGCAAAATATCCTTTGCCGTATTTCTTTGAGTCTCTTTGAGCTAGATAAACAGTTCTTGCTCTGCTGAGGTAACTATACATTCTAAGTATTACATCTGGTGACAGTGCTTTGCCTTGTGCAATCTGTTGTGCTCTTATTTTGCCAACACGTGTGCCCCAACGTTGACTAGGGCTTACATTTAGATTGTATTCAATAGCACGTTTGGCTGCAGCTTGCATAGCTTGGTTTGGTTTATATGGCATTTCTTGCTCTTTCCAAAATTGTTCTATCCTGTTGTATCAACACAGGAACAGGAGTTGACAGTCCACCATAACAGGGATGTGAATACAACCACTCTTCATGTGGTCTAGTTGCATTCAGTCTATGATGTATGTTGCACAGTTGTTTGCCACTTGCTTGTGCATGTATCCACACTCTTGCAACATAACCATCTAGTTCTACAATATTTTGCTCTCTGTTCCATTTGCTGATGTGTATTTTTTGTTTTGCCCAATAAGCACTACTCCAAGGACACACAGCATGTATTCTAGCAAAATATTCACTCCAGTTGATGTTATTTGCGCTTTCCTCCACGCTTTTTCTTATCTTTTTTCTTCATAGCCATTATAGCTCTCCTATCATTGCAAACACTGTGCTTGCTAC